CAGTGCTGAATGGCTGGAGGACGAACTCAAGAAGCACCTCGGCAAGCATGACGGGTCAAGCCAGAAGTTCCTGGCCAAACACCTGAACGTTCAGATCGGCCTCAGCTTGCGATCAAACCGCTGGGCCGGCGCCGACTTCTGGGTGGCGCAAGGCGATCCAGGCCTGGCCGATTTGGACGCCTTCCTGGACCGCTGCGAGGTGGTTGTGGTCGGCATCGACGGGGGCGGTCTGGACGACTTGCTGGGCTTTGCCCTGGTGGGCCGCGAGATCCACACGCGCCGCTGGCTGCATTGGGGGCGCGCGTGGGCGCACAAGATCGTCTTGGAGCGTCGGGCGGAAATTGCACCCGCCTTGCTGGATTTCGATACGCAGGGCGACCTGAAAATCGTAGACCGGCCTGGCGATGACGTTGCCGAGGTAGCGGACATTGTTTGCCGCGTGCGCGACCGGGGCCTGTTGCCGGAGAAGCTGTGCATCGGCGTTGATGGCTCCGGCATCGGCGACATCGTTGACGAACTCACCAGCCCGGGGCGCGACTTCACGCTGGAAGAGATCACCGCCATTTCGCAGGGCTGGCGCCTGAACGGCGCGATCAAAACCACCGAACGCAAGGTCGCCGGGCAGGAAATGCTGCACGGGGGGCGCCCGTTGATGGCTTGGTGTGTCGGCAACGCGAAGACCGTACAGCAGGGCAACGCGCTGGCGATCAACAAGCAGGTTTCGGGCAGCGCAAAAATCGACCCGCTCATGGCGCTCTTTGACGCCGTTTTTCTCCTGTCGCTCAATCCTGAGCCACGGGGGCTTCAGAGCCTGGACGGGTTCTTCGCCAACCCCATCGTTATCGGATAAATCTATGAAGGCAGCAATCATTCTGCTGGCACTCGTGCTGCTGGCAGGCGTTGCCATGCTCGCCGGCGGCGTCTACCTGCTGGCAGGCCCTGGCTGGTGTTTGGTCAGCGGGGCCGTCGTGTCTTTTGTTGTGGCGGGCTATCTGCTTCGTGGCATCCGGGGGGTGACGCATGGCCAATAGCTCCTTTTCGAAGGTTATTGCCCGCAGCGTCGCTCCCTCCGTTCGGTCGGCTCAGGTCGATGGTGTGAAGTCGAGTCTCAGCGACTGGATCGGGCGCAAGCTGGGACTGACGGATACCGCGTTCTGGGCCGCATGGGGCGGTGGCGCCTCGGCCAGCGGCAAGGCGGTCACGGCTCAATCGGCCCTGACACTGTCGGCGGTGTGGAGCTGCGTCAGGATCCTCGCCGAGACGATAGCGACCCTGCCCTTTGACCTCTACCGCAGGGAAGGGCGCGAGGCCGTCGAGGCGACGGACCTTGATCTGTACACGCTGTTGCGCCATCAGCCCAATGCGGACATGACGTCCGTGCAGTTCTGGGAGGTTCTTGTCGCTTGTCTGCTGCTCTGGGGAAACTCTTTCGCCGAAAAGCGAATGAGCAAGGACCGGATTATTGCGATTGACGTGCTGTACCCCTGGCGGATGCAGGTACGACGCCTCGCTGACGGCTCTATCGAGTATCGCTACAACGACATGGACGGTACGCACCGGGTGATCCCGGAGGACCGTATGTGGCATATCGCTGCCTTCAGCCTGGACGGCCTGGTCGGCATGTCTACTATCCGATACGGTGCCAACGTCATCGGCGCATCTCTGGCTGCCGACGAAGCGAGCGCGAAGATCTTCGCCAACGGTCTGAATGTGGGCGGCGTCCTGTCCACGGACAAGATCCTGAACCCCGCCCAGCGCACGGAACTGGGCGACAGCCTTTCGGCCAAGTTCGCCGGCGCGATGAACACGGGCAAAACGATGGTCCTTGAGGCCGGGATGAAGTACCAGCAGGTGCCCATGAACCCCGAGGACGCGCAATTGCTGGCCACCCGGGCGTTCAACGTCGAGGAAATTTGCCGATGGTTCCGGGTGCCGCCGTGGATGGTCGGGCACACCGAGAAATCCAGCAGCTGGGGGACGGGTATCGAACAGCAGATGATCGCCTTCCTATCGTTCTCGCTTCGGCCTTGGTTGACCCGCATCGAGCAGTCCATACGTAAATCCTTGCTGACGCCTGGCGAACGGCCGCTGTACTTCGCCAAGTTCAACGTCGAGGGCCTGCTGCGGGCCGACAGTGCGGCCCGCGCGGCGTTCTATTCGGTGATGACGCAGAACGGCATTTACACACGCGATGACTGCCGCCTTAAGGAGAACCTGCCGGCCCGTGGCGGCAATGCGGATGTGCTGACAGTGCAATCCAACTTGCTACCGATCGACATGCTGGGCGAATCGGCCGGCGCGGAGCGCGCCAAATCGGCCTTCTCGGCCTGGCTGGGCCTACCGACATTTGAGGACAAGACATGAAGCGCAAAGACGCAGCGATGCATATCCGCTCGTTCGATTACGACGTGAAGGCCGTCCAAGATGACGGCCTTTTTTCTGGGTACGGCTCTGTCTTCGGCGTCGTCGATTCGTACAACGAAGTGGTCGCCCCGGGCGCGTTCATGGACAGCATCGAACAGACCCGAGCGAAAGGCCGCACCTTTCCGGTCCTGTGGCAACACCGCAGCGGCGAGCCAATTGGGAACTGGGACATCGATCAGCTCAAGGAAGACGCGCACGGGCTGCACGGCACCGGCCAACTCTGGCTGGATGACGCAACGTACGCCAAGACCGCCTATCGCGGCATGAAGACGCGCGCGATCACGGGCCTGTCCATCGGCTACTACGTGCGCGAGGACAGCTACGACGAAAAGACGCGCATCCGCACGCTCAAGCGCCTGGATCTGGTGGAAATCTCCATCGTGACCGCGCCGGCGAACGAGGAGGCGCGAGTTGACGCAATTAAGGCCCGCATCGCCCACGGCGGCATGCCGGATCTACCCGATTTTGAGCGGTTCCTGCGCGAGGCAGGCTTCTCGAAATCTCAGGCCGCGGTGATCGCCAACCGTGGCCTGAAACACCTGCTTGACCGGAGTGAGTCCGGGGGCGAGGCGAACGAAGAAACCGCTGGACTGATCAAGCAGATCGGCCGGCTCCAACTCCCGACTTTTAAAAGGTAACCATATGGGCCGCTACACCAATCTGGCACACAAGCACGAATTCGGCCGCAAGTCCGCCGACAACGCAGGGCGTCTGGATGACACCCTCGAACTGAAGGGCCTGGTCAAGGCTCTGAACGAGCGCGACGACGAAATCAAGGCATTCGCCGAAAAGGCATCCGCCGAGATCAAGGAACACGGCAAGGTTCTGGACGACACCAAGAACATCCTCGAAACCCTGTCGAAGAGCGGTATCGCGCTGACCGAACGGCTGGTCGAAGTTGAACAGAAGCTGGCCCGCCGTGGCACTGCCAATGACGGCCAGGCCGAAAAGTCCATCGGCGAGCAATTCACCGAATCGGACGACTTTACCGGCTTGGCGGCAAAGGGTCGCGGCATCGCTCGCATGAACGTGAAGGCGGTCACCAGCATCACCAGTTCGACCACCGGCACCGGCGGCGTGGGTGTCGCCATTCAGCCGACGCGCGTGCCCGGCATCATTTCCGGCCCGGACCGCCCGTTTACCATCCGCGACCTGATCATGCCCGGCCGAACCGGATCCAATTCGGTCGAGTTCGTGCAGGAATCCGGCTTCCAGAACATGGCGGCGCCGGTCGCCGAGACGGCACTCAAGCCGCAATCGGATCTGTCGTTCGAACTGAAGACCACCACGGTCAAGACAATCGCCCACTGGTTCCTGGCGTCCAAGCAGGTGCTGGCCGACGTTCCGCTGCTGCAAAGCTACATCAACGGTCGCGCGATCTTCGGCTTGAAGTACGTTGAAGAAAACCAAATCTTGGCCGGTGACGGCACCGGGCAGAACTTGCTGGGTCTGATCCCGCAGGCCACGCCGTTCAACGAAGCACTGCGCCAAGCAGGCGATACGAAGATCGACCTGCTGCGTCGCGCGATTCTTCAAGTGCGCGTTGCCGAATACCGCGCCAGCGGAATCGTGCTGAACCCGGTGGACTGGGCGGATATCGAGCTCCAGAAGGACGAGCAAGGTCGCTACATCTGGGTGAACGTCGTGGAAGGTGGCGTGCCGCGCCTGTGGAAGCTGCCCGTGGTGGACACCACGGCGGTGCCGGAAGGCGAATTCCTGGTCGGTGCTTTCAACATTGCCGCCCAGGTCTTTGACCGCGAAGACGCCGCCGTGGAAGTGTCGACGGAAGACAGCGACAACTTCCGCAAGAACATGGTGACCATCCGCGCCGAGGAACGCTTGGCCATGGCGGTCTACCGTCCCGAATCGTTCGTGCACGGCGAGTTCACTGCCACGCCGTAAGGCATCGGCATTCTGATGTGCGGGCTGGCAAGGTTGCTGGCCCGCCGCCAAGGAGAAAATCATGTCTTATGTCTCCCTGAAGGGGTTCCTTAATGGAGCCAGCTATCAGAAGCGTGGTCGGCCCATCGACGTGTCGGGCGAGCGGGCGCGGGAACTGCTCCGCTTGGGCTTGATCGGTGCGAGCGCCGGCAAGGCCGCCCCGACCCCGGAAAACAAGATGAACCCGGCGCCCGAGAACAAAGAGGGCGGCCCCGGTGCACCGGCGCAGTCGGTGGACTACGCGGGCCTGCTCGGCAAGAACGCACCGGAAGTGGTGGATGCGGTTTCCGCAATCGCCGACCCTGAAGCGCTACGCGGCCTGCTGGCGGCCGAAGAGGCGGGCAAGGCGGGCAAGGCGCGCAAGTCTGTGATTGAAGCCATCCAAGCCGGGGTTGCGGCGCGGAGCGCGTAAATGGAACTGGTCACGATCGATTTGCTCCGCACGCACTGCCGCGCTGACTCCACGGACGACTCGCTGCTTGAGGTTTATGGATCCACCGCTGAGGAAAGCGCGCAGGCGTATTTGAATCGGCGCGTGTATCCGACGCCGGAGCAGCTGGCTGCGGGCGTCCTTGACGGCACGGCCGGCAACGATCCCATGCTGGTGACTTCCGCCATCCGCGCGGCGGTGCTTCTGATCGCCGCCAGTCTGTATCGGAACCGTGAAGAAGGGCCGGAAGCGCGCACGTTGCCTATCGGCGCGCAGGCTTTGCTGCAACCGCTTCGTGTGGGGCTTGGCGTATGAGCATCGCTGCCGCAAGCCTGCGCCGTTTGGTGCGGATTGAACGCCGTGAGCCCGGAACCGATGAGGTGGGCCAGCCCAATGACGAGTGGGTCGAGGTAGCCACCGTTTGGGCGGATCCGCGCGGACAGACTGGAATGGGCGCCATCACACGCAACCAGGAAAACGTGGGCGCGTCGATCAACGCTTACAGCTTTCGGATCAGGTTCCGGCGCGGGATCGATCAGGGTATGCGACTGCTCGAACTGGAAAACGGCGCGCCCGTGGGCGACCCGTTTGACATCAAAAACGTTCGCATGGATCTGGCGGGCCGCGAATGGACCGATTTGATTTGCGAGCAGGGGGGCGGCGATGGCTAAGGGGCTACAGGCGACGTTCGACACGTCCGGCTGGTCGGCGGGTCTGGATCGCCTGCTTGGTCCCGCAAGGGTCAGCCTCGCGCGCTCCATGGCCGTTGCTGGCGGCGAGGTGCTACGGGACGAGGCCAAGGCCCGCGTGAACACGCACAAGGGCGTCCTGGCCAATGCGATCTATTTGGCGTTTCGGGAGGCGTACTCCACCGACAAGGAAGTCCAGTACGCCGTCACCTGGAACAAAAGCAAAGCGCCCCACGGTCACCTGGTGGAATTTGGGCATTGGCAAATCTACGCGGTGATTCGGAAACCGGACGGCAGCTATATCACCGACAAGCGCCGCAAGCTGGCGACGCCCAAATGGGTGCCTGCCCATCCATTCTTGCGACCCGCGTATGAGGCGGCGGCGACTCGGGCGCAAGCCGCGATGGTTCAACGGGGGCGCGAGCGATTGCCGCAGTTGCTGGCCGCCCAAGGGGGGAACGATGAGCCTTGAAGCAAAGCTGAAGACGCTCTTGGGGCCTCTAGTGGACGGGAGGGCATACGCGGACGTCACGCCGGACAAGCCGGTGTTTCCGCTGATTGTCTACCAAGGCGCCGGCGGCATCGAGCAGTGGTATGTCGAAGGCAAGCGACGCGAAAAGCGCCACCAGCGCATGCAGCTTTACGTCTGGTCCACAAGTCGCGCCGAGGCGAGCGCCATTGCGGATGCAATCGGCACCGCGCTTTGTGAAAGTGACTTTCCCGCCGTGGAACCCTACGGCGCACCGGTCAGCCTCTACGAAGAGGCGATCAAGAAGTACGGCACCCGCCAGGACTTCGGTATCTGGTTCCTTCCCTCCTGATTCTGACCCTCCACATTCGACCCGGCCCCGCGCCGGGTTTTTTCATTTGAGGAACGCAAATGTCTTCCATCTTCATCAACGGCACCAGCTATGCCATTTCGACCGCGCTGGCTGCGGCGATGCCCATGACTGCCATCACCAACGCGAAGCCTGCCGTCGCCTCGGCGGCAACGCCGCCGGCGGACGAATCCATCCTGGTTCTGAAATCGGCCTGGACCAACTTGAACGAGACGGTCGCGCGCAGCGCCAATGCTGACGCCGACAGCTTCGAGCTCGAGGGCGTGGACACCACCAATACCGTGCTGTATCCGGCAGGTGCCGGTGCGGGCAACTTCCAGGCCGTCACGTCGTGGGTTGATCTCGATCAGGTGCGTGACGTGGTGATGGCCGGCGGCGATCAGCAGTTCTTTAACTATCAGTACGTCGAAGATCCCACCAGCCGCCAGCGCCAGAAACCGACGTTCAAGAACGCGATGACCATGACCGTATCGCAGGACTACGACCCGGACAAGCCGTGGTATGCGGCGCTGATCGAGGCCGACCGCCTGCGTGAACCGGTCGTTGTTCGCGGCGTACTGCCCAACGGCTCCACGCTGTTCTATTACGCCTACCCGTCCTTCAACAAGGTGCCCGTGGGCCAGGTGAACGAGAACTTGCAGAACACTGCGGTCTTCTCGCTGATCGCTGACCCCATCCGCTACGAGGCCGCGTAATGACGTTCAAGATCAAATCGAACCCGACCATTGACGCCAGCATCACCATCGTCGGCCAAGGGCGCGAGCAGCAGTTGAACGTCACGTATCGGCACAAGACGGGCAAAGAGTACGACGCCCTGATGCAGCAGTTGGCGAACGACGAAATCACCACTGCGGACTTGCTGCTGCTGCTGATCGAAAAGTGGGATGCGGACATGCCCGTGAGCAAGGAATCGATCGATCTGCTTTGCGAGCACCAGCCGGGCGCCGACTTGGCTATCGCCAGCGCTTTCAACGACGCCATCCGAGTCGAACGCCGAAAAAACTGACGGAGGCTGTGGCGGCTTTTCTTTTCGAGCCGCCATCAGCCGCAACGTTAGCGATGGCCGGGCTGAGGGTTAGCGACTATCCCCGGCCGTGCGCAGAACTCTGGCCGGACCACGTGCCGGCGTTCAACCTCTTCACCCGCAACTACACCCAATGGCGCGTAGGGGCAGGAGGGCCGATAGGGCTGGATTACGGGGTCCTGTATCACGATCTGGACCGTCAAGAGCTTCCTAAGGCGGAGCAGCAGGAAATCATGGACGTTCTTCGGATCATCGAGCGGGCGGCCCTGGAAATCTTCCATAAGAGTTGAACATGGCACAGGAAAGCATTGGCACAGCGCGGCTAGACATTGTTGTCGACACCTCGCAGTTTGACGCCGCGATTGCTTCGGCCAAGCGTGGCACCAGCGATATGTCGCAGGCCGCGCAAGCGGACTATACGAAGCTGGCCGCTGTGGAGCGCCGCCGTGTTGACGCCTTGGTGAACCAGGCCAACACCATAGGGATGACCCGAAAGGAGCAGATCCTATACAACGCGGCCCTGCGTGGCGTGCCGACTTCGATCTTGGATGAGCTCAAGACCAAGCTGGCAGCGACCGGGACAGCAGCTGCTGCGGCGGGCAAGCAGCTCAATCAATACGGCATGAGTAAAGCGGCGTACGACAACGCCATGCGCAATGTGCCGGCGCAGATTACTGACATTGGGGTCGGGCTGACGACGGGTCAGCCGATCATGACCGTCCTTCTGCAACAGGGCGGCCAGTTGAAGGATCTGTTCGGCGGCCTTGTTCCTGCGGCGAAGGCGCTGGCCACCACAATCGTGGGTATGGTTACGCCCTGGTCCGTCGCTGCCGCTGCGACCGCGCTGTTTTTCACCGCGCTTTCATCGGGGAGGCGCGAACAGGAGGAATTCACCAAGACTCTGATTCTGAGCGGCAATGCGGTCGGTCAGACCGCCGCCGGAATGTCGAACCTCGCCACGCGAATTGCCGACGTTGCCGGTTCGCGCGGCAAGGCCGTGGACGCGCTGAACCTTATCGCCGGGTCCGGAAAGATCGCCGGCCAAAACATGGAGGCGGTCGGCGTCGCAGCGGTAGCGATGAACCGCGCGACCGGCAAGGCGATTGCGGACACGGTGCAAGAGTTCGAATCGCTGCGCGGGAAGCCGGCTGAGGCAATTGCAGCCCTGAACGAACAGCAGCACTTCCTGACGCTGGAAATCTATCAGCAGATCGCCAGCCTTGAGCGGCAAGGGCGCACGCAGGAAGCTGCCGCGCTTGCACAGCGGACCTATGCGGACGCGGTGAAGCAGCAGGCGCAGGAGGTGCGGCAAAACCTGGGCACGCTAGAAACCGCCTGGGATGCGGTCAAGCAGGGGGCCACCGGCGCCTGGGAGGCGATGAAGAGCCTTGGGCGTGCCCCGAGCTTTGACGACCTGACGAGCAAGCTGCGCGCGGTCAATGCTGAACTGGTGCAGATGCGCGCCAATGCCACGCCTCAGACGGACGAATCGCAGGCGTTTTTCGGGGATGGTGGGCGTGGTGGCCGCCGGCGCGCCCGGCCATTGGAGCGGGAAAGCAGCCGTCTGAATGCCGAGGCTGCGATGTTGCAGCAGCAGGCGGATGAAGCCGCGATTCTGGGCGTGCAAAAGCGCCAGGAAGCCGAGAAGATTGCAGCGGCGGGCCGACTGGCGGCGCTTGCCAAAGAAACGGAGACCAATCGCCAGAAGCGCGAGCGGGAGATTGCGCAGGTCAAGAAAGACGCCGAACTCACTGGCGCGACCCTGGAGACGCAGAAGAAGCTGATCGACCAGATCAATGACAAGTACAAGGATCCGGCGGTCAAGGCGTACACGGAGAACGCCGCAGCCAAGCTATTGCAGCAGTACCGGGAGGCAGAAGCGTCCTTGCGTGCTCAGATCGGCAGCGAGGGCAA